ATTCCTGGAGGAATATTCTCTCCTACATCATCACCGTATGACCCGTTAAGGGGATTACAGAATAATGGTAACAGAAGAAATAATGTTGCAACACAACAAGATTATCAGGATTTTTCTTGGCTTATGAAGTCGAGAAGAAGAAAAAGTTAATGATTGACTAATAATAATTTAAGAACTATTATTATTCTGAATATTTATATAGAACTATGGCAGAGCAAAAGTATACAATCTATCAAAGATTAGGAGGATTATTTAATGGGGTTCAAGGTGGAACACCTTTAAGTGACCCTACGCCTACATATAACTTTGATAGAAAAGAATTATTACGTACTGACAATAAAGAGGAGTACGAATTAGAAAAGTTACAGGCTCAGCAGTCAATGTACCTTACAGGTCAATGGAAAAAAGTTGATAGTGAGTTGTATCAGAAAGCGGTTTACCACGAACCAAATAGAATGGCGGGGTATTACGATTATGAATCTATGGAGTTCACTCCTGAGATATCTGCCGCGTTAGACATCTACGCTGAAGAAGCAACTACTATGTCAGAACAGGGGTATATGTTAAACATATATTCAGAGAGTAAAAGAATTAAATCAATTTTAGGTGATTTATTCAACAACATATTAGATATCGACACTAACTTACCAATGTGGACAAGAAATACGTGTAAGTATGGTGATAATCTTTTATACCTTAAATTAGACCCTAAGAAGGGTATTATTGGAGCAAATCAATTACCAAACTTAGAGATAGAAAGAGTAGAGAAAGGAATGCACATTAGTGGTTCTCACGGTAATACTGCTGATTCGGCAGAGGCAAGAGAAACTAAGTACGTTTGGAAAGAAAAGATGTTAGAGTTTAATGTATGGGAAGTTGCTCACTTTAGATTATTAGGTGACGATAGAAAATTACCGTACGGTACATCTATGTTAGAAAAAGCAAGACGTATTTGGAAACAATTAGTTTTGGCTGAAGATGCGATGTTAATCTACAGAACTTCGAGAGCACCTGAAAGAAGGGTGTTTAAAGTATTTGTGGGAAATATGGACGACAAAGATGTTGACCAGTATGTAAACAGAATTGCGAATAAGTTTAAACGTGATAACGTAGTAGACCCTATGAATGGTAATGTCGACCAAAGATATAACCAAATGGCGGTTGACCAAGATTACTTTATTCCTGTTAGAGACCCTAACGCACCTAACCCTATTGATACACTACCTGGAGCTCAGAACTTATCTGAGATTGCAGATATCGAGTACATCCAAAAGAAGTTATTAGCGGCACTTAGAATCCCTAAAGCATTCTTAGGTTTTGAGGACGTAGTTGCTGATGGTAAGAATTTATCATTACAGGATATTAGATTCGCAAGAACAATCAATAGAATTCAAAAGGCAATGATTCAGGAACTGAATAAGATTGCTATTATACACCTATACATGTTAGGTTTAGAGGATGAGTTAAACAACTTTACTTTAGGTCTTACAAATCCATCAACACAATCTGAATTACTTAAGGTTGAGGCATGGAAGGAAAAAATATTACTATATAAGGACGCGGTTGGTGACCCTGGTAATGGTATTTCTGCAGTTTCACATACGTGGGCTAAGAAAACTATTTTAGGTATGTCAGATGAGGAAGTTAAGTTAGACTTACAACAACAACGATTCGAAAAGGCCATTGCTACTGAATTAGAAAATACCGCAAACGTAATTAAGAAAACGGGAGTATTCACAAACTTAGATAACCTATACGGAGAACCTGAATCAGAAGAAACTGAAGAAGGTGGTGATGGTATGGATTCTGAATCTGATGGTGGTGATATGGGTGGTATGCCACCTGAAGGTGATGTTGGTGATTTAGGAGGTGACTTAGATTCTGGCGGTGATATGGAAGAATTAGGTGAGTCATCATATAATGACTTATCGGTAATATTAGAGAATAAAGATTTCGGTAAACCTTCTACGTTAGACCTTTCTAAAGGACAGAAGGAAATTGCTGAAATGGAAAATACACTTAAAAAGATGTTAGGCGAAAGCAATTAACGGATTTTTAAGATATTTATATAAAAAGTTTATATTATGAACACCTTAGGGAAATTAAGAAATCAAGTCTACACAAAGTTAGCTGAATCATATACTAATAAGTCTGAATTCAAAAGAACATTGAATATGTTCATGTCAATACTAAATGAAAATACTAATCTTAAGAAAGTATTTAACATTTATTCTGACATCGAAAATAAGACAATCGAGAATAAAGAAATTGCTAGTGAGTTCATCATTGAAGCCGTTAATGAAATTAAAGATTTAATGAATACTGAATCTTATAAAAATGGTTTAACTAAACTTAATACTACCTTTGGTGATGTTGTCACTGAGGATACTGATTTCTCTAACAACTTAGACACGTTAGTTCATAAGAATGGTTACGATACTTTAGTTGAAAGAATCGAATCTAAAAAATACCTAATCAATAAATTAACTACTGAGAAAGTGGTTAGTGAGTCTATGACCGCAGTTACACCTTCAATTTTGGTGAGTTTATTAACCACTAAATTTAACGATAAGTTTGATGTAATGAGTGAGTCTGAAAAAGAAAGATTTAAAAGATATACTACGTTAACCTCTACGGAGATTTCTGAAAGTATAGACACACTTAAGTCTGAAATAACTGAAACAATTACTCCATTAAAAGATAATAGCGATTTAGCTTCATTGATTTCCGAAGTGGAAAGTGAAGTTAATAATTCGAAAAATGACTTAAGTTCTTTAGTAAGATTAGAAGAGTTAAAAGAAAACTTAGTTTAATTATTTTCTAAGTCGTTCTTTTTCTGAATATAAATTGCTTTAGATTTTTCTCTTCTTTTTGTTGCTGATGGTTTAGTGTATTGTTTTCTATCTCTAAGTGATTGTAACTGCTTAACATTTCTTACTTTTCTTTTATATCTCTTAAGCATACTCTCAATAGATTCATTTTTCTTAGGTTTAATTATTAACATATATTGTTTTTTAGATTTATGGAAGTTTATTCTAATATAAATATACGAAAATTATCTAAGTATTAGACACTTATATTGTTTTATTTTTGACTCATCGTATTGTGTTTACTATATTATCAATAATAGTCACAATAAACAAAAGAAAAGAATGAACATATATGAAGTCAGGGAAATACATCGATTTAGATGTAAACGATAATTTTAAGTGTGGTTACGGAACCGTAGATTCTAAAAATTTAAAATCAATATACACTAAAATCTCGTGTTGGATTGTACCAACAATAAGTACTGAAAATTGGTCCCCCGTTATAGGAGGACTTAAAAGAAAGATATCAAGTAAAATAAACGAATCACTTAAATCTAATCCTAATTTTAAACACGACAGATATATCGTAGATTTAGATATTCGGGCAAGTGGACTTGAAAGAGGTAAAAAATCATATATGAATTGTGAAATCACACTATTCACAAATGGTAGTCATGAAATAAAAGAAGACCCATTCAAAGGTAATATTAGTAATTTAATTAGTAGTGTTATAGATGAATCGGTTGTTAAGTATGACAAATTCTCGTATCATAAAAATAAAAGAGGGTAATCCCCTCTTTTATCATTTACAACCATATACAATTTTTTCTTTGTAGTTATATATTTATAGTATAGTTAATACGACTATGTTATGAAAATATTAAAACCAACAGAAACGAATACAAAAGGAATCCTAATCGAATACGATGCAGGTCATATTTCCCCTAATGATAATAAAGAGATTATCAGAGAGATGAAGGAGATGGACAAAAAGGGTGACTTTATTATGTATGCCGTTTTACAGAAATATGATACCCCAAATAAGAATGGTAGAATATATGGTGAAAGAATCTTAAAAAGAGAAACAGAAAATTACAAAAAACTTATAGAACAAGGAAGAGCATTAGGTGAGTTAAATCACCCTGAGACTTCTTTAGTAGATTTAGAAAGAACATCACATAGAATTACTGAGTGTTGGTGGGACGGTAAAATCTTAATGGGGAAAGTTGAGTTACTTACTTCAGAGGCGTTTCGTACAACAGGACAGATAACCTGTATGGGTGATATCGCGGCTAACCTATTACTACACGGTGTTGTGTTAGGTATCTCATCAAGAGGTGTCGGTTCTTTAAAGAAAACAGGAGAACATAACGAGGTACAGGATGACTTTGAAATGGTATGTTTTGATTTAGTATCATCACCATCTACACCAGGTGCTTATCTATTCCAAGAAGAAGGAGATAGAGAGAAGTACTCAGAATCTATTGATAGTGACGAACCAACAATGGATTCTAAGACTGCTGACCTAATGAAGAAATTTAATTCTTTTTTGGGAAAATAGTATAAAAACAGATATTTATTCATTAGTAGTGGACTTTTTTGTCACTACAAATATATTTATATACATAATAAACATAATTGAACATAGAAAAAAATGGCAAAATCAATTTTAGAAGAAGCATTACTTCAGGTAACACAACTTGAAGAAGCGGTAAAAAAGAACGCAAAAGAAATACTTGCTAACACAATGAAGCAAGAAATTGACGAACTTGTAAGAGAATCTATGGAAGAACCTCAGGAAGAAGAAGAAGCAATAGCTGAAACTTCGGACGTTGAAGTGGAAGAGTCTACGGACGAAACTGAAATCGACGAACAACTTGAGGATTCGGACGAAGATGCAGACGAAGATGAAGACGAGTCTGATGACGACGAAGAAGTAATGGATGTTGACTCGGAAGAGGAAGACGAACTTGACTTAGACGTTGAAATGAAAGATATGTCTTTTGATATGGATGACATCGAAATGCCATCGTTAGAATTACCATCACTTGATGATGAAGAGGAAGACGAAGTCATTGACATGACAGGGGCATCTGACGAAGAGATTCTAAAAGTTTTCAAAGCAATGGGCGATGAAGACGGAATAATCGTATCACAAGACGAGGAAGGAACTGTCCACTTAGAGGACGGTGATGACGAGTACAGAATCGAAATGAACGAATCGGAAGAAGAAGATACTGAAGAAGTAGCTGAAGAAGAAGAGGTTGTTTACGAGATTGAATTGGACGAAGAAGAAACTGAAGAGGTTGAAATCGAAGAATCTGAAGAGATTGAAATCGAAGAAACTGAAGAAGAAGAAACTGAAGTCGAAGAAGGTGATATGGAGGAAGCATCAAGAACTCACGCGGCAGACGCTAGAGTACCTTCAAATCAAGGTAAAAAATATCAAGCAGGTCGTAAAGACTTGTCTGAAGATGTTGAAGCTTTAAAGAATAAGAATGTTGAGTTAACTGAAGCATTAAAAGTATTTAGAAATAAGTTAAACGAAGTTGGAGTATTCAACGCGAACTTAGCTTACGCAACTAGACTGTTTACAGAACACACAACAACTAAAACTGAGAAGTTAAATATCTTAAAAAGATTTGACAGTATTGAAACATTAAAGGAATCGAAATCTTTATANAATACTATCAAGAATGAGTTAGCAGGTTCAGATAATAAATTAACTGAAACTGTTGTTAATAAAATTTCATCATCACCAAAATCTGGTTCATCAGAGAAATTAGTGGAGTCTAAAACATATGAGAACCCACAAATTATCAGAATCAAAGAGATGATGGGAGTTTTAAAATAATAAAATAATAAATTAAATTAAATATCCAATTAAAATGGGAGCATTATTAGAATCAGGATTAGTTGGTAACATCGGGTTAAAACACCTAAAAGTTATCAAAGAAGACACAATCAACAAATGGGACAAATTAGGCTTTTTAGAAGGTCTTAACGGTCACCAAAAAGAAAATGTAGCACAGTTATTTGAAAACCAAGCATCACATTTAATAAACGAAGCAGCACACACGGATTCATCAGGTTCTTTCGAAACTGTTGTATTCCCTATCGTAAGAAGAGTATTCTCTAAATTATTAGCTAACGATATCGTATCTGTACAAGCGATGAACTTACCAATCGGTAAATTATTCTTCTTTGTACCTAAGATTCAAGAAAGAACTTCTACTGACGGACACTACGGAGTATACGGAGCACCAGGTAGCGAATTAGCACCAGATGCAGGTTTTGATGCAGGAGCTAAAAACTTATATGATAGATTTTACGAAGATGGGTCAAACGACTCAGGAATGTATGACTATTCAAAAGGTAAATTCCAAGTTGCATCTTACGATAATACTGATGNTGATGAGTTAACAGTTACTTTTCCAGCAACTGGAGAAACAGAATCAAGATTATTATTTACGGTTAAAGGTTTCCAAGACGCTGGAGCTGGTAAATTAGTAGGACCTAACGGTCAAGAAGTAGATTCTGAAGAATTTTTAGCTTCATTATCTGTTAAATTTAACGATAAAGAAGTTGACTTTAGAGTAGTTACTCAAAAGTACGGTTCAGGTATCGTAGGTGGTTTAGTTAAAAAATCAACTCCAGCTGCTGGTGAAACTCCAGGTGGTAGATACTTAAGTATCTGTGACGCTGATGGTATCATTCACTTAGAAGCTGATATCGAAGAGTACACTGAAGAAGGTTTCAAAGCATACGAATTTTTAGGAACTGAAACATTATCAGTTTCTTGGAGACAATACTTCGACATGGAATTTGAAGATGAAATCGGTGAGGTTTCTTTCGATTTAGAGTCGGTAACTGTTTCTGTAACAGAGAGAAAATTAAGAGCATCTTGGTCACCAGAATTGGCTCAAGACGTTTCTGCATTCCATAACATTGATGCTGAAGCTGAATTAACGGCTTTATTATCAGAGCAAGTTGCAGCTGAAATCGATAGAGAAATCTTAAGAGATTTAAGAAAAGGTGCGGCATGGCAATTAAAGTGGGATTACAACGAGTGGAGATATGGTAACGGAGGTTCATCTTTCGCAGGTTACACTCAGAAAGATTGGAACCAAACGTTAATCACTAAGATTAACCAAGTTTCTGCACAAATCCACAAATCTACCTTAAGAGGTGGAGCTAACTGGATTGTAGTTTCTTCTGAAGTTTCTGCGGTATTTGATGATTTAGAGTACTTCCACGTATCTAACGCATCTCCTGAGCAAGATTCATACAACATGGGTATCGAGAAAGTAGGTACATTAGCAGGTAGATACCAAGTGTATAGAGACCCTTACTTCCCAGCAGGAAAAATCTTAATGGGACATAAAGGTACATCTTTATTAGACACAGGTTATGTATACGCACCATACGTGCCATTACAGTTAACACCTACAATGTATAACCC